CTGCGATGCGGGCATTGCTTACCGAGGTGACAAACCTCAGGATCGTGGCAGGTGTGATCGAGAACCTTGCCCATGGGAACCGGCCCATTGATCTTTTCCCATGCCGCACGATGCTCGTACTGACGCCTGCCGTCAATGACGCGGATCGCGTACCCATTGGTCGGGTTCGGCTTGTTGATCGACGGGATGCAGTCAAACATCACGCACCACCTGAGTAGTCGGGACGCCAGTCGTAGTACCAGCCCGAGGCGTAGTCGTGCTTGAGGGTGCCGCACAGGCCGTCCTCCACGCGGTTGACGACGACGCAGTCCTCCAGTTCCACCACGACCGTGAAGGCCTTGGAGAACTGGGTCGGCGTCCACATCTGCTCGCCGGCCCGGGACCGTTGCACGAGGTGGCGAGGAAGCACGCCCTCCCAGTGCTCACGTGGCAGGTCGCTCATTGGCGTCCACCGCCTCGACCTCGATGATGTGCTGCACGAGGTCGTCCGGCACGTCAATGACGGCCTCCGGAGCGAACGGCTCCCATGCCTTGGCCGGGATGCGCACGCGGATCTTGACCACGATGCACCCCGGCAGCACGGTGTCTGGGCTGTCCTGCGTCATGCGCCGCACTCGGGCCTCCGTGCCGTTGTCCCACGAAGAGTGCCCCGGCGGCTTGCCCTCGACCTGCAGGTAGCACGTCGCGGTGCGGGTCTTGCCTACGAGCTCGGCCATCAGCCCGTCACCCTCTCGGGGTTCTCGGTGGTCCACTGCCGTCGGTACGGGTGCATGTCGCCGGGCTCGCCGGTCAGCACGTCGACCCAGTCCTCGTCGAACATCTTGTCGAAGTGGTACTCGCAGCAGCTGCTGATCCGGGCCTCGCGCAGGCCGTCCTCGGAGTAGATGTGCCCGGGGATGAGTGCCCGGCTCCACGGCTGCCAGAGCATGAACTCCCCGTGGATGCACTTCTTGCTCGCCACCGTCTGCTCCGCGGCGTCCTTGGCCATCTGGCGCAACCCGTCAGCCGCCTGCTGGTGGTCCTCGAGGGTGTCCTGACCGCACGCCTGCTCGACGAGCGTGGACCACTTGCCCTTGTTCGCGTGGTCAGGCAGCTTGTCGAGCCGGACGTAGGCCACGGTCTCACTGCGCGGGGCGCACGTGACGAGGGCCGGGTCGGAGGTCATCCGGCTCATCGGGTCGAGCTCGAACGGGCTCTGCCCGCAGCACGTCGTGACACCCTTGCCCGGACGTGGGCAGCCATGGATGACGGCCTTGCGGATCTCCTCAGCCACGGTACTCACCGCCGCACCGGCACCCGGCTCCGCAGTCTCCTCGGCGCACCTCGATGGTCCTGCCGTCGTCGAGCACGGCCGGCGTCCAGTCGTCGACCAGTGCGGGTGCCTGGCCCGTGAAGGTGAGCACACGACGCTGGTCGATGCCATTGAGCCTCGGCAGCCCGAGGTCGTCGGAGCCGTAGGGCTCCAAGGTCAGCTGGTTCTCTGCAATGCGGTCAGGCACGTCGGGCTCCTTCGGGGATGTTGATGCAGTTGTTGATGCCACTCCAGGTCGGCGGTGTGGATGCCCGCCAGTAGTAGTGCTCGCCGTCGCACGGCGTCTCGTCGGCGTCGAGCTTGAGCGCTGTGGCCTTGGCGCCTTCCTCGGTGTAGGGCGTGCCGTCCGCCCACTGCGAGCAGGCCACCCACCACTCCTTCTTGACGGCCATCACTCGGGCCCGTCAGCGTCTTGCGGCTCGTCGGGCTCCATGGGCACGCACTTGCCGAGCTCGTCCTTGAAGGTCCATAGCCCCTCCTCGTCGGGGTGTCGGTGCGGCTTGTAGACGTCTCCGCTCATGCCGTCCAGCTCGGTCCGCTCTCCGTCGAGGTCCGTCGTGTGGTCCGGGTCACCGTCACCCTCCCCGTCGAAGCGCACGTGGATGCCGTCGTCCTCCTCGGTCACCGTGGCACCGAACTCGCCCACGACCTCGAAGGGCTGGGCCGTCGAGAGCACCGTGCCCTCGGGGAACGCCGGGACGGGCATCGGGTCGGGCTCCGGCCTCCACGGGTCCTTGCCGTCGATGACCCACTGCGCGAGAGCGTGCAGGTCGAGCACGTCGAGCTTCTGCACAGCAGCGGCCTGGGACAGCGGTCCGCTCCCGGCGCGCTTGGTACGGAGCAGCAGCGGCTGCACCGCCTGCAGCGCACCGAGGCGCTGCAACTGCTCCTTCTCGAAGACCTCCAGCAGGTTGTCCACGTCGTCCTTGGTGACTCGGTCGTCAATGCTCATGTCTCTCTCCATCTCGTTGGTACTGCGGTGGACGGGTGGGCGACTCCCTCTGAAAGATCCGGGTCAGCCGCCCACCCGATGGTTCACTCGTCCTCGCCGAAACCGCGGTTCTCGATGATCTTGCGGTCCAGCAGAATCAGCACCGAAGCGCCGTGGTAGCAACGGGTCATCCCGCCGCCGGCGTGCGCGCCGTGAGGGCACGTGCACGTCACGAAGGCCCGGTTCTGGCCGACCTGCACGCGGTAGGTGTTGCCCGCGCTGCCCTCCACCCAGAAGATCTCCTCCGGGTGCTCCGGGTCGGGCTTGACCCGCTCGGAGTCGACAAGCCGCCTGGCCTTGGTCAGCGTCTCCGCGGAGAATGCCGTGTAGTCACCGGCCGTCATGACGACTGCCCGTCCACGATCTCCACCTCGTTGGCCGGGGCCGTCTTGGTGAAGTGCGCGTACCAGTCCCACGCCGTGACGACGTGGTCGCAGCGCCGCGTGGTGACCCGCCCGCTCGGGGCCCGGGAGGTAATCGTGAACCTCACGGCCCGACCCGTTCCCACGCGCCGTGCCCGGCCGCGAGCTTGGCCGGCGTGGCCGACGTCGGCTTCTTCTTGCCGTTGGCGTCGCGGCACTCGTAGGTGCCGTCGGAGTAGACCGTGATGGTCTTGCCCTGCGGGTGCCTGTAGATCGCGTGCACCTGCTGCTCGCCGCCCTCGCGGGTCTGCCGCGGCTCAGCGGTCATCCTGGTGTCTTTCATCTGCTTCTCCTGCTCTCTCGTTGAAGGTTCTCTGCTGAAGCTGGCCGTCAGGACGAGTCCTTGTCGAAGTGCGCGTCGTTCCACGCGTTGCACATCGCCACGAAGTCCTCGGCCTCGCTGATCCGCATGACGACCATCCCGCACAGTGCGCGGTGGGACTTCGACTGACCAGCTCGGATGGAGACCTCGGCGTGGTCACCACGGCGAGTCCGAATGGCCGCTGCGAAGGACGTGACCGTGCCGGATGCCGACTTCTCCGGTGCCTTGACAGGCCTCATCCGGGTCACCGGAACGCTCGACCCGGCTTCCTCGACATAGCCGCCGGCGGCCAGCGCCTCCGACGACATCGCGGTGAAGGTCGCACCGTCAGTGCTCACGCGTGCACCACCTCCAGCGCCAGCTCGACGGCGTCCGCGGTGATCCGGGACCGGTCGAGGTAGGCCCGCTTGAAGCGGGACTCGGCGGTCTGCGCCTTGCGGTAGTGGTTGAGGTACTCCACGCTCGCCTGGGCCAGCCCGTAGGCCGTGTAGGCCGTGCCCTCGCAGGTCGGCCCGTCGAGGATGCCACGCATCACCGACCGCGCCTCCTCGACGTTGGCCACGACACGAGGGCTGATCGTGTGCGGCGGCGGCATCGGGATGAAGCGCTCGAGGAAGATCTCGCGCTGCTCCTTGGTGACGTCGAGCGTGACCATGTGCTCGGCCTGCAGCCGGAACGCCTGCACGCTGCTGCGCCAGCCGGCCAGCGCCTCCTTCGCCTCCTCGATCCGGTCCTTGATGTTCGTCGTGTGCCGGAAGACCAGCTCGGTGCCGCGCACCTGCGCGTCCCAGTCGGCCGCCTTCGAGGTGTTGTCGCAGACGATCTTGGTCATCGTCGCCTGCCCTCGGAAGGAGCCCTTGCCGGTCTTGTCGTCCTGCAGCGCGTAGTACGGGATGACCTCGCCACGCGGGTCGCCGCGGATGATGAGCGGCTCGGTCAGGCGCAGCAGCAGCCACACCTTGCGGCCACCGTAGAGCGAGCCGCCGGTCTCGTACTTGACGCTGCCCTTGTCCTCACCCTCGATGGCCTCCGCGATGTCGTACATCGTCTCGTTGGAGATGACCGGGATGGTCTTCGGCGTCACCCCGAGGGTGTTGCCGTCATCGGACCGCACGACTGCGTGGAAGTCCTCGACCTCCTCGTAGTGCTCCATGAGGTCTCCATCGGCGGTGACCTGGGGCACCCGGCGGTAGACCGGCTCAGTGATCGGCTCCCACGGGTGGGCGATGGCCTTGGCCTCCTCCCGAGTCGGGTGCTCTGGAAGGACGGTGCACAGGCCGTGCCAGCCGGCGTCGCGCACGGCGAACACGCCGTCACGAGAGGTGATTCCGTGTCCCATGTCAGCCCTCGATCCAGCGCTGGTAGGTGTAGTTCTCGATCGGGTACGGCCCGTGGGGCGTGTCCGTGAGGAGGAACAGCTCGATGGCTCCCGCGTCGTGGTCGACACTGGCGACTGTCCGCGAGTCGAGGGTCTTGTCGCCTACCGAGTAGGCGGCGAGGTCACCGGCCTGCACGTCATCCTGTTCGACGCGCACCCACTGACCTTTCTTGGTACGAAGGTCACTCACTGCTTATCTCTTCTCTCTCAGGGCCCTTGCGATCATCGCGAGAGCCTCTTCCTTGGACAGCACGACGGCAGCAATGCCGCCGGCTCTGGCGATCCGTCTCAGCTGCACTCGCTGGATCGGTTCCGCCTTCTGACGCGCAACGGCTCGGGTCTCACCGCGCCGCTGGTACTTCACTTCGAGGCCCACGAGGAGGCCGGAGACGCAGAACAGGAGGTCGGGCACCCCGGACATCTGCCACGGGCTACCCACCACCTTGAACTGCCAGGCATGCGGGTACTCCCGCTTGATCGCCCGACAGATCGCGTCCACGACTCCGGCCTCATTCGTGGGCATCGCTCAGATCGCCCCGTCGACGACTGGCTGACGCTCCGGCTCGGGCTGCTTGGGCAGTGCCGGGTTCGCCCCGAGGTAGTCGACCTCGGCCTTGATCTCGTCGATCTCGGCGTGGGTGGTCTCCAGCTCCTCGGCCAGACGAGCGGCCTTCTTCTGCTTCTGCGTGAGGCGGTACTTCGCCGCGTCGTAGTTCGCCTGCGCGATCTCGGCCTTGGTGCGGGCTGGGGCCTTGGGGCGCTTGTACTTCTTCGCTGCGGTTGTCATTCCCTGCTCCTACTCTGTGGGTTCCCGGGCGGGCCGGGGTCGAGGCGACCCGCCCGGGAGTTATGGGGTGGTGGTGGACGATGGCTCACTGCACTCTCGGTTCAGGCCGTAGGCCTCTTGTGCCTGTGCTCGTCTCTTCTCTAGTGCTAGACCACCGACGGCTCAGCCGAGGTCGATCTTCTCCAGGTCCACCTCGTCAGCCGACTCCTCGTCAGCCTCCTCGGTCGAGTCCTGCACCGGGGCGGTGTCCTGCACCGGCTCGGCCTCCTCGAACGCCTCGAGGTCGTCGAGGTCAGGCTCGGCTGCGGGGGAACCGCCACCGACGATCTTGACGTAGCCACGCACCTCGGACTTGATGCGGCCGTTGTACGGCTCGCCGTCCTCGACGTCGATCTCGAGCTTGCGGCCGACCCAGCCGCGGATGTTGACCCGCATGCGCTTCTTGGGAGTGGGCAGGTTGATCGCCTGCATGAAGCCGACCGTGCGGAACAACGCCTTCTCGGTCTGCGTGAGGCGGTCGATGATGACCGCCCCGTCCTGCTCGCCGCCGACGACGCGGAACCACACGTTGATCATGTCGTTCCCTGCGCTGGACTTGTCCAGCTCGGTGTCGTCGACGACGACGGTGTAGCGGCCTTCCGGCACGCGCTGGCCGACCCGGTCCTTGTAGTTGGACAAATCGATGTTGAGCTCGTCAGCCATGGGGCTAACTCCTTCTCTCAGACGGAGGCGGCAGCGGGTGCTGCGGCCTTCTTGGCGGCGGTCCGCGGAACGGACGCACCGCCGATCCCCAACACCCTCGACAGCTGCCCAAGGGAGGTGGGGGAGTTGCGACCCAGCACGGGCGGGATCTTGCCCTGGAGCTGGTAGGGGAGACGGGCCTTGGTGCGGTAGCCCGTGTTCGCGCCGAAGCGCACGATGTGGTTGACAGGCGGCTGGGTGTCGTCGCCCAGCGCCTCGATGTTGTCTTCGAGGTCGCAGTAGACGATGTAGTCGGGAGCGGCCAGCACGATGCTCAGCGCGCCCTTCTGCACGTCGGGGATGCGGCGGGTGTTGCCGCTGTCCTCGTCCTCGACGATCTTGGTCTGCGCCGTCATCACGACGTGCATCGGGTTGGATCGGCCGGCGTCCGCGAGGCCGTACCAGAACGTCGCGGTGTCGGTCATGACGTCGAGACTCTGGCCCCACGTCCTGATGTCCGCCGGAGCCGTACCCGACTTGATCTCGCGCACCGCCGTCTCGTCGTGACCCAGCAGGTAGCGCATGGTCATCTTCTGGATGGCGGTCAGGGAGTCGACGACGACCGCGGTGTAGTCGTGGTCCCCGGCATTGAGGTACCAGAACAGGTCGTCGAACATCGTGATCGACGACGGGCGCACGATCCTGATGTTCCCGGCGTAGGGCGCACCCCGGAACGACCGGGTGCCCTTCTCACCAGTGAGGTCGATGAAGAGCGTCTTGCCGGTCTCCGCGATGGTCGAGGCGAGCCGGGTCTTCCCGGCACCCTGCGGCCCGTGGATGAGCCACCGCCCCGCGTCGTCCTTCTGCTCGTCCATCGTCTGGGCGATCAGGCCCTTGGGCATCTGGCCGTTGTTCGTGGTGCTCATGGATCACGTTCCTTCCGAGAACAGTGCGTGGATGATGTTGAGGATGTGCACGCTCTCGGGCGTGCCCGCGAACTGGCTGGCGAGCCCGTAGAGATTGACCGGCATAAGGCCGGTGGCCGACGACAGGAACACCCACAGCGAGTGCTCGCCGCTGCTCCACGCCCCAACTGGGAGCGTGCCGGGCCGGTACTCCCGCACGTCCCTGCCAGCACCGAACATGGACTGCCGGGTGGTCCGCACGACGTGCTCACCAAGACTGGTCGCTTCCAGCAGGTCCTCGATGGTCTCTGAGAGGCTGCTACCGGCGGTGACGGTGATGCAGGTGATGGACTCGGCCACCTCCGCCGTCGTGGCGCTCACCGCCATGCCTCCTCGGTGGCGGGGAAACCACCGCGGGCGAGCCAGCCCCGGTAGTCATCGAGGTAGAGGCCCATCTCCCACCGGCTGAGCGGGTCACGGTTCTTGATCAGCTCGCGCAACAGGCGCACAAGCGCATTCGGATCCATCTGTTCTCCTGACTTCTCTCTCGTGCGCGGCAGCGCCGCGCGTAGGCTCAGTGTACCACCGGGGGCAGTTATACTGAGGGGTTTTCCCGCTCCGGCTCAGCGAGATTGGTGCTCAGCCGGGCGATGGTATCGGCCTGGTCGAGCAGGCTTTCGCGGTACTTCGACCACGCCACGAGGACGCCCTTGGCGAACCACTTCACCTGCTCCGAGGACATCGGAACCGCGCTCGGGTCGGCGCTCGGGACGGTCACGAGGAAGACGTCCGTCACGCTCTTCTCGGTGACCTGGAGCACCTCGTGGTCCCAGTCGATGATGATGCCCAGCCCCTTGAGGCCGGCCAGCACCTCGGCCGTCGACCGCGCCGCGGTGTTCGGGGCGAAGTCCTTGATCTTGGGCGTCATCAGTCCCT